GATGATCATGGCGTTGGTAACATTTTTGATAGCCCCGATGGCAAGAAGTATAAGTGGGTCAAGGTCGTTGACGTTGATCTGGCCGTTGGCTATGTGGTAACTCCGGCCAGCGTTGATGGCACGGAAGTGACCGCTGACCGTTCGGGCGGTTCGCAGCTTGCTCTTCGCGGCATCGGCGTAGCGCTTGGCACGGTAGACATTTCCGCAACGCCGTACTGCTTTGTGCAGATTGCTGGCGTAGCAGATGTCTTCAGTGACGGGCTGGTTAATGCTGGTGACGCTGTTGTTGCTGATTCAGCGACGGACGGCTTGGCCGACACGATGGCTGACGGTGAAGAGGAGCAGGTGTTCGGGTTTGCGCTGGAAGCTGATTCTGGCTCGCCTGTAACCTGCGCTGTTTACTTGGTGGGCTGCTACTAGTAGCGCCACAGGAATCAACCTATGATGGTGGTGGGGGTGCGTAGGAAGTTACTTTTGGCAATGCTCCCATAAAATGTTGTTGACTAAACAACTTTCTACGCCCCCACCGCCTCAATAACAAAACGAGAGAGAACCATGGCAAAACGTATGCAGCAGCATACCCTGTCAGATGAAGTAGCAGAAGCGGCATCATCGACTACACCCGTAAAAGAAGAAACGGCTAGCGTGACGCCAGATCAGATTGCCCAACTGATTTTGAAGGGCAGCGACGATACGAAAGAAGCAATTCGCAAGGCGCTCGATCTGGACAAGACGCACACCCGTCAGCGCCGATCCAAAGTCACCAACAGCCAAGTGCGGAATCATGTTAGGGCTGTAGGTGAGGTAACACACGAACCTAGTTTCATACCCGACCCGCCATCGCGCATCACGGATCGTGGCCCGGAAGCTGTTCGCATTTGGACAGACCGCTGGCTAGAAAACAACGGAGACAACCTCTCTGAATACGATCTGGATCAGATAACGGCGG